TCAGCGAACAGGCTGATGATATACGTAGAGAATTAGACGAATTGATAGGTACCGATGATTCTATAACAGATGTTGTAGATCAAGACCCGGTTTTACCTCCTGCTAGAATTAGACCTAATGTTAGTTTTACTGAAATGAAAGGTGCTGCTAATAAACAAGCAGAAAAAACTATAACAGCTTTAATGAAATTCTATTTAGAAGAAGACATCATCACCAAAGATGAATATGTCATGGCTAAAAAGAAAATGGACGAAATGACAATGAGCTCATTAGTTTATCAACTACAAGCAGGTGAAAGAGCACTTACTATTTTATTAGAAACTATAGAAGACGGTGAAATGGCACCTAGAATGTTTGAAGTTTTAGCAACATTACAAAAATCTATGCTAGACGTTATTAAATCACAGACGATGTATTTGATGGCAACTGAAGAATCTACTAAGCGTATTGCTAGAGATATTGAAATGTATAGAAAAAATGTAGATAAAACAGAAATTCAAGCTTCAGGTGGTTCTATAGAAAACGGAAACGTACAAAGAGGTACAAAAGATCTTATGCGTCTTATTAGACAAAGTGAAGGTATGACGGAAGACGCAGAGACAATAGACATTGAAGATACTGAAATAACAGAAGATTAATATGAAGCATGTAAAATTATTCGAACAATTTTTATTTGAAATAGGAGATTCATCTTCTAAAAAATATAAATATAAGATTACTGGTAAATTTAATGACATGTCTGAGTTTAATAAAAGACTTTATGCTAAATTTAAAACAGAGTCAAAATTAGAATATACGCTAACTGTTATAAATATAAATTCATTCTTAGATGTTGATTTTACAGCAAACGGAGAATATGACGAAACCAATAGAGGAGAAATGTTTAGTGTAATGGCGACTATCATTGACGTTGTAGAAAATATTTTAAATAATAACGAAAGCATTCGCGGTATAAGATACGAACCCAAAGAAAATGGAGTAGATAAAGGTACAGGACGAGATAGATTATATAGAATTTTTCTAGAAAAATCTGTTAAAAGACTTGGAAAATCAATCAAATTTATACAACAAGGCGGTACGGTTTTCGGTATAATAACACAAGATTAATATGGCAGAAAATGTAAGCGATAATAAATGGATCCCTAATGAATCAGCTGATGTTCAAACTGCAAAATTAGTATGGTCCACAAAAAATGTTAATGACTACGTCTTAGCATTAGATAAAGGTTATAAGCCAAATGTTAGTTCACCTTTTTATGAAGGTAAACAACATCTTAAAAAGGGTAACATTGTTTTTGAATATACTGACGCTGAAATCCAAGAAATAGCTAAGTGTGCCAAAGACATTGTTTATTTTGCTGAGAAATACGCAGTGGTAATGACCGATGACGGTATTCAAAAGGTAAAACTTAGAGAATATCAAAAGGTTATGTTACGTAATCTACAGGATAATAGATTTAATATCGTATTGGCATCTCGCCAAATGGGTAAAACAGTTACAGCTTCTATTTTTAATGCTTGGTACATTATTTTCAATTACGATAAAAACACATTACTTTTAGCCAATAAGGCAGACTCAACTAAAGAAATTATTGATAAAGCTAAAGTTGTAATAGAACACGTTCCATTTTATATGAAACCTGGAATTATCAAATATGACGTAATGAACGTTAGAGCTGATAATGGTTGTCGTTTAGTTGGTCAAGCTACCACAGCTAAAGCGGGTATTGGTTTTACTATCCATAACTTATATTTGGATGAGTTTGCCCACGTTCAATCTAATATTGTGGATTCATTCTATGAAAACGTTTACCCTACTTTATCAGCTTCTAAAATTTCAAGGATCAATATTACTTCTACACCAAATGGATTTAATAAGTTCTATGAAATTTGGTCAGCTGCAGAAAAAGGTGACAACGCATATACACCATTAAGAATTGACTGGTGGCAACACCCTGATAGAGATGATGCGTGGTATCAAAGAGAACTTAAAAACTTAGGTTCTGATCATGCATTTAATAGACAGTACGGAAATGAATTCGTTTCATCATCCACGCTGTTATTATCGCCAGGTTCGATGGCAACTATGAGAAAAAAGGCAAAGAAATTTATTCATCACGAATTAGAAGATTTTGAAAATATACACATTGATACAAATGGTTATTTGATGTGGAATCCAGATTTTGATCTAGATACGACTGTTTTAGAAGATAAGCGTTGGTTGTTTTCTGTAGATATTGCAGAAGGTAATGGAGGTGACTATTCTATTATTAATGTTTTTGAAGTAGAACCTATGAGCAAAAAGCACATAGATAAAATTGCAAACCCTGGAGCAATGTATGACTTCTTTAGAATCAATCAAGTTGCAATATTTAAATCAAACGAGCACGTTATTGAAGATTTTGCTAAGATTTTATATACATTAGCATGTGAAGTCTTTAATCCAGAAAACGTTAAGATGGTTATTGAATTTAACACATATGGAAGTATCTTGTTACAATATTTACAAACAGTATTTCCTCAAAGAAATGAATTTGAAGATGAGATGGTCTTAAGATTTAAACACCGTCATGATTCTAAAACATTAAAAGCAGGTTTAAGATTAAAAGCAGATAATAAAGCTGTTTTTTGTCAAAACTTTAAAAAATTAATAGAAGCTAATAGAATTTTTATTAACGATATTGATACTGTTAACGAAGCTTCTCTTTTTGGAACTTTAAAAAATGGTAGTTATGGAGCTCAAATGGGTCACGATGATGCTATTATGACAGCCATTAACGCCACAGAATTCTATGGAACTACAGATTATGCAGATTTTGTCGAAGAATTATTAGACACAATTGACGAAAATTTACACGATTACATGGAACAAACGCTGTTTAAAGATACAGATTCACAGGGTGATTTACAATATGATATTTATGACTTATTAAAATAATAAATTGCAAATATTACATTGATATATAGTCTAAAGATAAAAAAATACTTATAAAATTATGGCACTTAGTCCTCAATTATTGAACTTTAAAAGTTCTGGTGTTTACAGACTTGAATTTGACAAGTCTCAAACAACAACTAACAACGTTCAAACAATCAGATTAGTAGTTGGACATTCTAAAAAAGGTCCTTACAACACTCCAGTTTTTGTACAAACAGCTGAAGAATTTAATGCTATTTTCGGTTCAATTGACACGAATTTAGAAAAATTGGGTATGTTCTTCCACAGATCAGCATTAGCTGCTTTAGGCAGAGGTCCAATTTTGGCTTTAAATATCGCAAATATTGATGAAAATGACACTATTGCTTTCCAATCTCCAGTAACTAATGGTTCTGTTGATTCTATTTCAGCATTAGATGGAGCTAACGAATTAGCTAGTTATTTTAACATTGATAAATTCTGGTTCCCAGAAGATAAAGCAGTTTTAGACACTATTGGAAACTTAGACGAAGATAGAGTTTTAAACTTTATTAACATTAAACAAGAACCTATCACAGTTATCGTAAGAAAAGCGCAAGACGTTACAGAGTTTGAAATTTCTGCAAGAGAATGGTATGGTGAAGGTAATGTTCCTGCATTCTTAAATGATTTCGATTTAGTTTCAGATTTCATGGTAGATGTATTCGTTTTCAAAGGTAAATTTAACCCAGCGGATATGGACACAGATCCAATCTACGGCGCATTTTTTGATGCAAACGGTTTAATCAAAGGAAAATTAAATGAATTTTCTGCTTTAAGACAAGTTACATTATTAGCGCAATATACTGGATCATTAATTCCAAACTTTAAAGATTTAGAAGGAAGAAACTTATACATTGAAGCTGGTATTAACCAAGAAGCTAGAAGAACTGGTTTATTCTGTGCAGTTAACGAAGATTTAGTAACTGATGAGAATGGAACTAAAGTTGATTTAGTTGGTCACATCTATGATGAAACTTTAGATTATGAAGTATTATCTTATGTTGTTGACAATTCAATTAACCCTAAAGCTATTGCTTATGATGGTGATGTTTACGCAAACAATGCATCTACATTTACAATGACGTTCGCAGTTCCTGCTGAAGTAGATGCATTTCCTATTAAAAAAGGACATTATGTTGATGCATTAGCAACTAATAGATTAGCTAAAGTACAAAGAGTACAAAGATCAGGAAATGTATGGACAGTAACTTGTAGCCAACCAGTTGCAACTACATGGTCAGGATTCTATAACGCATCATTCGAAGAAGCTACGGTTTCTTACAAACCATTAGTTTTAGAAAAGGCAGCAGTTGCTAACAAAACAATTTCTGGAGTTTTATCTCAATTAACAGGAACTGGTTTATTCGCAGCTTTAGTTGACAAAGACGTTATTGATTTTAGATACATCGTAGATACTTTCGCTTCTTACGAAGATGGTTCTATCTTAAATAAGAAAGAATTAGCATTCCTAGCACACGAAAGACAAAACGCAGCAGCTATCTTAAATGCGCCTACTGTTTCAGATTTCAAAAAATCAACTGATCCATCGTTCAAAAATGCCAACAATGAATTTAACGTTGCTTACATTAAAGACGGTGGTAACTTAGATAAAAATCCAAGTTCATTATATGCTTTACCTTCTATCAACGATGGAGCTAATTACGCATTTTATTATGGACCAGGTTTATTAGTAAGAGAAAATGGTAAAGACACTATTGTTCCACCAGCAGCTTACGTATCTAATAACTTTATTGACAAATATTTCAACGCTTTACCTTGGTCAATCGTTGCAGGACCTAGAAGAGGTGTTGTATCAGGAGCTAATGTAGTAGGCGTAGAATACGCGTTTGACAAAGCTGATAGAGATATTTTAGAACCATTCGGTATTAACCCAATCGTCTTCCAAAGAGGCGCAGGATTAACTATCTTAGGTAATAAAACAGCTCAACAATCAGTTAAATCTGCATTATCTTCAGCTCACGTAAGAGAGGTGTTAATCTATATCCAAGACGGTATGGCTAACATCCTTAAAAACTACGTATTTGAATTTAATACAGCACAAACAAGATTAGAAATCAAAACTTTAGCAGACGCATTTATGCAATCTGTAAAAGCTGACACAGGTATTTACGATTTCCAAAATATTATGGATCAAACGAATAACACCGATGACGTTATCGACCATAATATGGGTATTATTGATACTTTTGTTGAACCGGTTAAAGGTTTAGAAGTTGTTGTTCACAGAACTACAATCCTAAACACAGGAGAAATCAAAACTGGAAACTTTTCTTAATTGATATATAAAACATAAGATAAAAATAATATAAAGTAAAATGGCTTTACCACACTATTCGCAAGACCAGACTGCAAAGAAAGGTCAACAATATGAACCAGTACAAAAGAATTTATTCGAAGTTACTGTATTGCCTCCGACTGGAGTAGCAGATGCTCCTTTATTAATTCAACACGTTAACTCTATCTCAGGATTGGAATTATACAAAGGAATTGAAGCGGTTGCACAAAAATTTAAGTTCTCTACAAGATCTTTCGCTGGTATGCCTAGTGAAACTTCAGTAGATGTAACCGTTAATTTTTCATTAAACTTAAATAATGCTAACCAAGCATATTTGTATAAAACAATGAGACAATGGTATAACAAACAGTTTGATCCTCAAACCGGCGTTATGGGTCTTAAAAAAGATTACGTAGGTACTATCGTTATCGTTCAGTTCAATAGAGCTGGAGATATTTATAGAACAGTAACTTTAGAAGATTGTTTTATCACAAGTGCTTTAGGATTTACAGCTGAATTAGCTTACGATAACGCAGAACCAGAATCTTTAGAAGTTATCTGGAGATGTGATACTTGGAAAGAAGTATTAGCATAACAACACCAAAAGGATGGGACGCTTAAAATCCCATCCTTATTTTTTGATTTAAATATATAATATAATATCAACATAATCTACATGTCTAAAGATAAATTAACTAAAAAATTGCAAGTACTTTTAAGTGAGGAAGAAGTTTTCACACTTAATCGTATTATCTTAAACGATGCAATTGAACGAGAAGAAAGACCCATTTCTATTTCAGCTTTTATTAGAGAGCTAATTCGCCTTGAAATAGATAGTCGCTCAGATGAAAGCAAAATATGGGACAAAAATAAAATTAATAAACTTAAATCTAAAAAGTAATGCAAAACAACGAAAACGAAAACTTAGATCTAGATAAACAATATGAAAATGTTGTTAAACAAAGAGAAGAGTTACCACTTAGTGAAACTGTTATTGAAGAGCCTGTAAATCTAGGTAAAGTTCAAATGGACAGATTCGCTACACAAAAAGCAGAAGACGCTGATTTCCACTTAGGTTATCACCCGATTCCAGTTATTAATTTACCTTCAGGCGGTATGTTTTACCCAGAAGGAACAGAAGTTTCAATTCGTTCTGCAAAGGTTGCAGAAATTAGACACTTTTCAACTATTGACGAAACTAATGTTTTAGACGTTGACGATAAATTAAATAATATCGTAGAATCTTGTACAAGAGTTTTATCAGGAACTAAAAAAATGTCATACAAAGATCTTTGTGAAGAAGACAGATTTTATGTAATTCTTTCTATCAGAGATTTAACATTTCCAGAACCTG